TACACGGATGCCAGCAGAGCTAACACTTGCAGAGGAAGAGATAGATGATGCACCAATTTGGATGCGAATACCGTCGGCAGATACGGAGACATTTGCAGACGGTGACGATGCACCAACGACAACCCTAATAGCTTCCGCTGTCGCTACAGCCGATACAGATGGCTGTGCTGCACCGACAACAATACGCACACCCTCTGCCGACATTGTGGACGGCCCAGCAAGTGCAGACGCGCCAAACTGGATACGGATACCATCAGCGGCGACAGTGCTGGTAACATTTATGTTACTCGCGCCAAGCTGTATGCGTATGCCTTCAGAGGTTACGGTAGATGATGCAGATGCTGCGGCAGCACCCTCAAAGATACCAAAGCCAACAGCGGCTACAGATGCAGATGTGGATGGGGTGGATTCACCCTCACGCAGGGCAGCAGTCAGCCAGATAGAACTATCTAGTGAATACGGGAGACTGTCTAAGTCACCCCAGTTATCTAACTGCTCAAGTGTTGGCCCTACGATGTCAGCCATGACTAGGCCGCCGTAATGTCAACGCCTGAAGCTGCTACCTTAAAGATGTCGCCATCGTTAATTGTCTTGGAAGCCGTCAATGCTGCGTGGAACAGCAGGTTGCCAGAGGACGAAGCATCGTAAATACCGATGTGCGTAATCGTACCCCAGTTACCACCAGAGGCAGCAGGGAACTCAACAGCACCGCTATTAGAGGCAGTGCCAGATGATGACGCACCAAACGCCATAGCCTGACGTGCATAGCCGTTGCCGCTTACTTCAGCGCCAGTGCCAGCATCAGTCGGGTCAGCAGTGTGCAGCCCAATATAAACAGCGGCAGGAGCAGAGGTGCTGCTTGTGCCTAAGAAGTGGTCAAGGAAGGCATCTTCCAAATAATCGCTCATTGCGCTCATGTCTATTCTCCGTAATCAGATTTCATTTGAAGAGCAGAACCAGCGAACTGACTCTCAGCTTCTTCACGTTTAATCTCTGTAATTGCGCGTGTAAACAACTGCTCATACAAAGCAGTCTTCTGGTCATCCATCAAATATACACCAGCAGCGCCCAAAGAGCCATATAGATATGCGTCAGGATGACGAGTTAAGATTGTATTGCTAGTGTTACTGTCAGACAACTCATCTACACCTTCACCGTAAATAAGCTCTGCCGTGTAGGCGCTATCAGGTGTAGGTGCAAACTTAATCTCGCTACCAAAGATTGTATAGGCGCGAGGCTTGCCTGTTGCATTAGATGTGTAGTGGCTGTCAAGCGCCATAGGCGTGTAATACTCAAGCACTTCAGCAGGTGTTGTATTTAGCTTTACAGAGCGAATAGAACGCAAATCAGTTGGCAGAGAGACAAACGCATCGCCAGCAGACAGTGTAGCGTTAGCACGTTTTGTCTGAGAGCGTGTACCAAGCTCACGGCTCATACGCGCCTCTGCAAGAGAGATAAACTCAGGGATACGGTCAGTTAAATCATCACGAGCCAAGAAGTTCGCAATCGCCGTTTTAAGTTCTGCGTAAGTTCCGATTGCCATTATACTCTACCGCCACTTGTTCTAAAGAACCTGTTATCATAGTCATTGAGCCATTTCTTCCAGCCTTTAGGGTTATCTTTGGGCTGTCCTAGCTCTTGAATTAGCTGATGATACAATGCTGTGGGTATTTCCGCAACCTTCTGTTGATGTCGCTGCGTATTACCTTGCAGGCTACCAGAGCGGTATTCATTGCGTTCATCTCGGTTATTAGCAAGAAGAGCGTCAACATTCTGACTGCTCTCAAAAATCATTTTACCGTCTTCGTCAAAATGCGCCCACGTCTCTTTCCCTGTGACCGCATCTTTTTGTAAAAGTCTCTTCTTCATCTTTCTCCCCTAAAGTGAACGGGGGTAGCCGAAGCTACCCCCTCAACACTTACGACAGGTCGTAAACAGCCGCGTGGGCTTTCGGTGCTGAAACTTTGAGTGTCCATTCAGTGATGATTTGGAACTTCTCAGAGTCACCCGTCTTCGCCATTTCTTGAACGGTGAAGTTACGGTTAGGCAGTGTGCAGACAGAAGCGTAATCGCTGTCCAAAAGATACACACGGTCATCCGAAGCAAAACGGTCGATTACAACGTCAAGCTGGCCGAAGTCGCTCAGATAAAGCGAAACTGACCCAACGATAGCTGCTTCACGAGGAGCAGTATAGTTGATTTGGTTGGTTGCAACTGAACCGCTGTTCAAGTCGCTGAAAGCGGCTTTCTTAGCAGGAGAAACAACCAGCATGTTAGGCTGACCACCATCGGTGTAAGCAGCTTGCATTGCAGTGTCGATTTGAGCCAGAGTCAAAGCGCGGTTCGTGCCTGACATATCAGGAACATCCGTGCCGTCACCAGTAGCAGCAGAAGTGCCAGAAGCATCATCTACGTTGGTAATCCAGCTTGACAAAGTACCAGCTTTACGCGGGTCAGAAGCAGAACGTGCAGTATCAGAGTGCAGATACTTTTCGATGTCACGGCGAAGCTCAAGACCTTTCAGAACTTTCTGATAGGCAACTTCTTTGTCGCGGCCTGCTTTATCAACAGCGTCCAGAGTACCAGAAACTTGTGCATCTTTTTGCGAGATTTGCATGTAGTTGCCCAAGCGAGTGGTGGCAGTCGGCGTATCATAAGTAGCGTCAGCACCTTCGTTCTGGTAGTTGGTTGCTGAAGCAGCAGCCAGTTCTTGTACTTGCCATTCGACAAATACGCCATTTCCTGTCTCTTTTTTCAGAGCAGAAAAGATGGGGGTTTCATCAGGGTCGATGCGAGTGATTACGTCACTCAGGTCTTCCCGTTCACCAATAGCATTGGCAGTAGTAAATTGAGCCATTTTAAGACCTCATTCTCTCTAATATTAAGTCCACAGCAGCATCTTTGCTGCCAGTTTTATTTAGGCGTTCAAGTGCCTGTTTGTCACGATTAGCTCTGACTTGCTTCTTGGACTTTGGAGTACCAGACTTAACTGCTTTTGGTGCTTTGCGAACCTTCTTCTGAGCAGCAGGCTTCTTAGCCATAAGCTCATCGTAGAGGTGCGCCTTGCGTAAGACTTCGATTGCACGAGAGTCACTAGCCGTCGCCAGTTCTTCTTCACTGTAACCGATGCGCTGTGCATAAGAGATAACATTTTGTTTCTCCCGCATAGCCACTTCGTCATCACGCCATTCAGGAATACGTTCAAGCAACTGCTTTTGCTGCTCTACAAGATACTCTTGGTGCTGTTGCGCCATTTGCTCTTGATTCTCTCGTTCTACCCTTGCACGCTCTGCTTGTACCTTTGCCACATTTTCTTTGCGGTCACGGAAAGCATCGCGTTGCTTGGCCCATTCGAGAGGGTCTTCCTGATAGAGCTTATCCCAATATTCTTTGGGTTGCTCTGGCACTGAGTTAAGCTGGGCTTCAATAGCTTCCAAAGCTCGCCCATACTTCTCGCGTTGCTGCGCTAAAGCTGCCGATTCTGCCTCAGAAGTCTTGCGAAGTTCTGCGGCTTCTTGCATACGCTTTTGCGCGGCTTGTTCTAGCTGATATGATTTGACAAGCTCCTCAGAGGTTACTTGTATTTCCTCACCATCAACCTTTACGGTATGAAGTTCTTCCTCAACGTATTCTACGTCTTCGGGGTCAACGTCATACTCTTCATCTTCAAATTCCTCTTCCGACTCAGATAGCTCTTCAGCGTCATCGTCTTCCAGTTCCTCTTCAGATGTGGCCTCAACTTCTTCAGCATCTTCAAGAATCTCTTCTTGCTCTACTGCTTCTGTTTCAGCTACAGGCTCTTGAATATCGCCGCTTGCCTCTTCAGGGGCGTTGGTATTCAAGAGAAGGTCAACAGCTTGACCTTTGTTTAGAGATTCACCAGCTCCTAACAGGGTACTAGGTTCGTCACTCATTTTTAATCTCCTCTACGGATTCTTTAGGAGTTTAACTCCAGTTTCGCTAAGTCACCTGTCTCGATGACTTCAGTCAAATGGCCTCGCACCACCATTAGTGCTTGGTACATTTGAAAGAGCGTTTCTCGTTCATCTTGCGATGACGAGGAATCTTTCAGTGCGTTCATGTACTTCTCCTCAAGCACATTAAACGCTTCAACAATCAAGGGGTCGCGCATCAATGCTTTGGCGCGTTCACCCCTGTTTTGTTCTTCCCTTCTTTTCCCTTCATTCATCGGCAGTCTCCTCTACTGTTGCAAAGTAGCAACACAATGCTTTTTAGGCAATAGGCAATCAGAAAAGACCGCCAAGATTAATATTGGTAAAATCAATACCCTTAAACAAATTTTTAAAATAATCGTCTAAATCAGTAGCACCAAAATCAGGCACAGCAGAAGCTGCGGGAGCAGGTTTTGGCTCTGGCTTTGGTTTTGGCTTAGGCTTGGTTGCCTCATCATACGCAGCCTTAGATACCTTTTGTTTAACATCATTTTTCTTAAGCTCGTAATATGTTTTATCCCCAACCTCAACTGGCACAACATCATATGTAACTTGATTTTTATAGTAACTTCTTACTCTGCCACCATAATTCGCCCTTGTTGTTGAGTAAGAAACAGGAGTTTCGTTTTCATTAGCCCAAGACTGAGCCGCATCTTGGGTTGCAAACTTAGCGCGTTGTTTAATTGTAGTGCCTTGCGTTCTTGTTGTGCGACCAAACTCAGCACCCGTGCCTCCAGTGTCTGTGTACATTTTGGCAGCATACTCATCCTGCCCCTTATCGATATGGTCAGTCACAAATGACGCAAAGGCTTCATTCGAAGCAAGGATTTCAGGTGGTGTATTTTCTGTTGGCTTAAGAACACCATTTTGCAGGAGTTTAACAACAAAGTCAGCAGAGCCAACAGACGAGCCATACTGCGCCCTGCCCTCTCTGTTGTAGTAACCGCTGGTTTGTAGCTTCATAATATTTTCTGGCGCAGCGTTAAGAGCTTGCTCATCAATCTCAAAGCCATAATCATCTACAAGGCTGTTAGCCATAGATACCCCAGAGTTCATTGTTTCTTGTGCGTATTTATCACCAAATCCGCGATTTGTATCGGCTGCGCGTACACCGCCACCAACGGCAAACTTCCCGTCTTTGAGGTCAAACTCGCCTTGTATTCTTTCGTAAGTTCCAGCCGCGCCACCCTTAGCCAAAGATACAACAGACTTCATAATGCTTGGGGCAGATAAAATCATTGAAATAGGGCCGAGTGCAGCCGTTACGTTTGGAGGTAGGAATCCAGCAGTTACACCAGCCGCCGACGTTGTTGTTGCCCCCGCTAGGCTTGCCGCAGCATTTGCTGCATTAACGACGTTAACCGCATCGGCTGCGCTTTCAATCCCACCGTCTAACGCCTCAAGGCCAGTGAAAATAGCCCCCACCTGACCAATGGTTTCACCAGCAGGTAAACCTCCCGACTCCAAAGGCGCTGTTTCTGTATAAGTTGTAACAAGGTTATCCGCAGCGGCATAAGCATTTGTTAGGCTTTCTGCATCTGGGTTTTCAAAAGCGTCAATAATAGCATCAATATCAGCAGCGGTAGCAAGCGTTTCACCGACTACTGGGGGAACGATTGGAGCGCCTTCGTCAATTTTTTCAACAATTTCTGGGAAGTTTTTATTAATAACCTCACTACCGACAATAAATTCTTTGGCATCAAAACCAATGTCGTTAATCGCAGTTATGGCCTTATCAACATTTACTGACGACGGATTGTCAATCATGTTTTCTACATCAGCATACGCGCCAACAAGATTGGTTGTTGTTTCAGGCAATGAGTCTAAGAATGACTTAGCATCATCTTCGAAACTTTTTACAATCTCTGGTGTGTCTATCGCTTCGTCTAAGCTCTCTGAGATTTTAGACAAAACACTTTCAGAACCTTCTTCGCTTGGCTGGTTTATATATTCACCAATAGCTTTCAGAGGCATTTTTGCTATGTCCTCAATCGGGTCAAGCACGGCCTGCTGTATAACTTCTTCCACAGGGTCAAGCACAATTTTTGCTACATCCTCTACGGGGTCTAGCACATACTGCTGCACAGCTTCTTCTACTGGGTCAGCAACAGCTTTGAAGGCATCCTCTGTAGGGTCGAGCATCTTCTGCTGGACAAACTCTTCAGTGGGGTCAATCACGCCACGCTTAATAGCTTCCTCAACTTCACCAAGAGGCTCTTTAGCAATCGGATAAATCTGACGCAAAGCCTCTGCTGCTGCAAGAGAACCAGCCAAGTCAAATGGCTCATCATCTGGTGCGCTAGGCAGAGTTTGCATAGGCATATATAAACCGCCACGATACATGTCACCAAACATAGTCGGGTCTAATGCAATGCTTTCCTGAAAGGCTCTCTCAAGGTCAGCATAC